AAATACCTGATAACCCCTAACGTTTAAACGTTAATTATATCAGGTTCAAAGGTTGTCAAGCCTTTGAAAGACCGATCGATCTTTATGAAATTGATAGATGATAGATCAGATGAGGGATGAACAATCATCCGGTTTCCTAAGTTTAGGACACCGGGATCAAAATTCAACTCCATCAATCTATCTATAATCAATTGACTAAAGTGACTGGCTGACTTTGCTAAAAGATAATTACCTTTACCTAGAATTGATTTATCAGTTCTAGGAAGGGCAAATGTCTTCAATTGCAAGCTCCAGTCATGACCTGTCTTACTACTCTCTGTTAAGGTTTTTAATAGGTGATTATACTCCTCATGAATAGCTTTTCAAGCGAATCATAAAGGGGTATCATCATATCCTATTGCCCTCTCAGAAGGTAGTAATTGGTTAAATATCTCTCGACGGTGAACATCCCATTGTTTCTTTAAATTATACATTAAACCACTAAGTGGTATTGTATCTAATTTGAAAGAAAACAAATTGGATGGAACCGAAATAGAAAATGCTTCTATAACTGTTTCCTTAAGTATGTTTTTACAAACATCTTCAGGAAGGTTATCAAGCATTTGGAAGTTATACTCTCTAATGATTTTGTCAAAAAAATCTTTAGTAGGTATAAGTCCATGGATAGTGTTTAACACTCCTTCTATTAATCAAGATTTTTGAATAATCTTATTTACATAAGATCTTTTCATTTTCTTGACCATCGAGAAATAATTACCAACACTTGACGAAATCTCCACTGTGTTAGGTATCCTTCCTGATCTTTTCAGTTCTCATAATAGAGTTGTTAAAAGGGAATAACCCTTCTGACACTCCATAAGAGCACTAATTGGAAAAGGGGATATCTCTCGTCCATTAAGAATAAGTCTCTTTGCGAATTCATAAAATCTATCAGATTTATGAGTTTTTAGCTTAGAGATCTCTAAACCTAATGACGAGATAACAGTCATGTAAAGATCCCCGACATCCTTATCACCTATAACAATATCATCACCTAGTAGAGCATAAGGGAGAGCTTTTCAGTTCTTCCCTAATACTTTACAACAGTAATATATTATATAATGGTGAGTTAATGCAAAAGAATTGAATGATGAGTAAGCCCCCATTGGGTTACCGACAGCATATTTAATATATGTTGTCTTAAACTTGAAGGGATAACCTACCATCACATCTTTCCAAGCATCAACATAAGGATGTGGTAGCTGTGTTTTTAATAAAATCTCTATAAGAGAAATAGGAAACCTATCTGTAGCGTTAGATAAATCTACACTATAGAAGGTCTTACTTCCTTTTAGGATTTTTAAAAACTTAGCCTGGTCAAATGTACAGTCCTGGGGTATTTTCTTCAAGGTATTGGCTAAATAAGTATGAAGAGGTTTCAAGGCTATTTGGGAATAGTAGTCTAAAATACCTACTATTCTTGTCTTTCCCTCTTTATCAGAGAAGAAAGATAGTCTTCGAAATTCCCCATCATCCTTTATAGTCATAAACCTTTTAAGAAACTCCAGGGTATACTTAGACTTAAGAGCGACTGAAAGTATATACTTGAACTTTAATCCCCCTAGAATTTCTAGGGACTTGATCAAAGATTCAGGTAATGCCTTGTAGTCACTTAAACAAGTAAGTAAAGCGTGACCGTTAGGTCCCGATTTACTTCTATAAGTTTTAAGATTTGCTCTTAATGTTTTCGGTATACTGTCATTAGGCCTGTACCCTAAATCCCTCCAAAATGAACCCATGAACATTGAAAGATTAGTTACGTCCCCATTGAAGGGTTGTGTAATCGAATCAGTGTTCGGGTTTGCTTTGGTTTTCAGTGCTCTAGTACTATATAAAATCGTTAGGATAATGTAAATTTCTTTACCTGATCCTCCACGAATTATAGGTATTAGGTCACCTAGGATAACGGGTAAACCATCTTTAGTACACCTTGTTTTGCAATCCCTCTCGGGATTACCAGATAGGTAATTGATATAATTTGATCTTACTGATTTAATAATCAGCAAGAATTCATTTATACCAACTGACTTTTTGACTAAAGTCAACCTATCTAACAAAGCATCATAAGGACCTAAGGGCACAGATATTAAAGGATTAAAATTCTTTAATATCCATCTAACTACTTGGTAAAGAGAAATGTTTTTATTTAAGAACATAATTTTTATTAAGTAGTATAGTGGCTCTTACCGTACTTTCTACGGGCTATATTTTTTATTTACTGGTACTTATCCCATTCGAAAGAAGAGGGGCCTCACCAGTGGAGTTGGCTTACAGTAATGTAAGGGTAGTTTCCAAGACTACCTGTTTTCCATATATAAA